ACCGTATTCATATTCACCACTTACATCATATCTCCATAATTCTGAAATTTCATCATAACCATCATATGCCTCCCAAACTCGTGCCCATTCTTTTGTCAAATACCCTCTGACAAAGCCAGAATCATTTAAATTAGATTTGGAGCCTCCAGAGTAAACATAGGAGGTCACATCATCAGATGAGTAAACGTCATTGGCCATAAACGCTCCCTCGTGTGTTCCATGTCCTCTTTGTCGATCATCCCCAATTAGAAGTTGATTTCCGGCATCTAAAGTTGAATGCACATTAGGATCCCACTCATTTCTTCGGATTGCTGCGGTTGCGTCTGCGGCAAGTAAAAGAGGAGAAGACATTGATCCTCTTGGATCCATTAAACCGTATTCATGCCATTGTTTAGGCCAATCTTGATGGAAGTCGGGTAAAAATTGATATGATTTGAAACTTTCATTTCCACTAACAACAGATCGCATAAATCTTTTACTTGGATCAATATCACCGTCTTCAACTTGTCTTGATGGATATAAGTGTGGTCCATATCCAGAATCACGTTGAGTTTCCATAAATTTATCGGTTCGTGTTACCGCAACATCAAATCCAAACGGATCAATTCCGATAACAGATGCAGTGAAGTTTGCTGCTTGCTTACCAAACGGACCGGGAGTGAGCATGACAAGATAAGGAAGATAATATTCTGTTCCTGCGTCTCGAATAAATCCTTTGGGGAAATTGTTTAAACTTTCCTCTCCAATCGGCTCTTCAAATTCAACACGAATGTAATGTTGATTTTCTTGGAAAAAACGACTTGGTGCTTGAGTAATGGGATTATCACTACTAAAAGGATTAGTAAACCAAGGAATTTGAT